TCCCAAGTAAAAAGAGAATCGTCTGTGAAGCCACCAATTCCTTCTATGTTGCTGTAACTTCGGGAGGCGATGTCCAGCATGGATATTCGCCAACACTGGTGGTCATGGATGAATTACATTCTTGGACTCAGCCAAAGCATCGTAGGTTACATGCTGCACTTACAACGGGTTTTGGGGCACGCTCAAATCCACTTACACTTTGCATCTCCACACAAACATCAGATCGTACAAGTTTAGCCCACGAAGAGGTGTCTTTTGCTCGACGACTGAAAGGTCGTATTGAGAATGGCAAGGTCAAACGATCAGGTCAGGTTGAGAACCCGAACTACTTGGCAGTCCTGTATTATGCGGATGAGAAAAGTGACTGGACTGACAGGCAAATCTGGAAAGCAGTCAATCCGGCTTTAGGAGATTTTCTGTCTGAGAAATATCTTGAGGAAGAGTTCAAGATTGCTCAGCAAATCCCATCCAGACAAAACCACTTTCGTCAGTATTACCTGAATGTCCCCATTGACTCTCTTGGTAAGTGGATGGACATGTCTTTGTGGGACAAGTGCCGTGGGACTTCACCAGACCTCACTCAATACAAATGCTGGGGTGGTCTTGATCTTGCGCCCGTAAACGATCTCTCTGCTTTCGTTCTACTCTGGGATGTCGATGGCGTCTATCACATCAAATCGTGGTTCTGGTGTCCTGAGAGTGACATTCTTCAACGATCCAAGATCGAGCAAGTCCCTTATGAAATGTGGAGCAAAGCTGGTCACATTCGTCCCTGTAGTGGATCATCCACATCATTCTCCCAGATCAGGCAGGACATCAGTGAGATATGTAGCATGTATCGTGTCCAGAAGATCGGTGCAGACCGATCTCATGCCTACGATGTCGCTCAGAGTTTAATTGAAGATGGATTTGACGTTGAATGGTTCAGACCCGGATTCGAGTCGATGGGACGACCAACAGCAAGACTGGAAAAACTGGTAATTGATGGTGAATTGGTTCATTCAGGTAATCCAGTAATGGATTACTGCATGTCCAACGTAGTTTGTGAATCAGATGCTGCTGAGAACATCCGACCATCCAACAGACTACGCAGAAAACAGGATAAAATCGATGGGGCGATCGCACTCATCATCAGTCTAGGGATGGCGATGTGGGACGACAGTTCACCGCAGTTTGAGTCGGTTTACAGTTCCGAGGATTGTTCAATCTGGCTGTAAGGATGATTTGAATAATCACTGCTTGATTTGGGTATGTTGATTTACTCAAATCATATGACAGTAACGAGTTGCGGCATATTATGTTTGATTTTTATAATTGACTTGACTGTCCTCATGAGTATTCTCGGGCATATTAAACGCTTCACAATTTAAGTAAAGGATATTGACATGGCTGACAGCAGTTACAGAGACAAAATCGTGAAATTCAAACCAATTCAAGAGGAGGGAGAATTTATTGGTCGAGTATTTACTTTCGTATATAAGCACAATGGTAAAAACTGTGTTGAAATCGAAACTGTCAATAAGAGGCTCCCAGAATATGTGATTAAAGACTGGATTTTAGACGAAGGCTTCTTGGTAGCTGGTGGCATTAAGGAGGACTATTATTATAAGCACCGAGTTTATATTGATGACATTATTTGCATTTGTGAAAATGACGATAATCAAGTTCTGCAATGCAAAAAGCATTTGGACGCTTTGGATCATGTTTTTACAGAAAGATATAAGATACGGGCTTTGCGACGCCTTCATGGACTGACATGAATCATCTCAGAGAGCAGCCTCGACTAATTTCCTTCGAGGCTGTTTCTCGTTCTTGCGGCATACATAAAGAATGTTCTCATTCTTTAGTCGCAGCAAAAAACCAGAAAAACGATCCAGCATCACATCGGCTAAGTTGGTCAATCTCGGCAACTACGCCGATTCTTCCCAGATTGTCGTCACTGAAGACACGTCTCTCCAATTGGTGACGGTGCGAAGTTGTGTTGATCTGATTGCTCAAACAATTGCCACATTGTCTCTTCATGGTTTCGAGAGAATTGATGGCGAGCGTGAGCGAATTGACGAACATCCCATTGCTCGCTTGATCCATCGCCCCAATTCGATGATGACGAGCATCGACTGGCTCGAATGCCTAATGAATCGAGTTCTGCTCTATGGCAATAGTTTTGATTTTCTGGACTATTCTGGTGGTCGTCCAGTGGGCATTTACCCACTGGAAAACAACAAGGTAAAAATCATCCGTCCCAATGGTGAGTTGCTGTACCAAGTGACAATCAATGGTGTCACCAGAGAACTTGAACCATATCAAATTCTTCACTGTAAGGGTTTCTCAACGAATGGAATTCAGGGAATCTCACCAATTAGCCATGCTGCACGTGTCGTTGCAAGTGGATTGTCTATGGATCGCATTCAACAGCGATTCTTCGACAATGGCAGCCATCTCGGTGGCATTCTCAAACACCCTGAGAGATTGTCTGAGGAAGCCAAAGACAATCTGCGATCTCAGATCGAAAGCAAACATCGTGGAGTGGATAATGCGTTTCGATTCATGATTTTGCAGGAAGGTATGGACTATGAGCCTCTGGGCTTACCCCAAGATCAGGCTCAGTTTGTTGAGCAGCGAAAGCTGAACACGCTGGACATCCTAAGAATTTTCCATGTTCCCAGTCATATGATGGCTGTGACTGAGGGAAGTATGTCGTTTGCTTCCGTCGAACACATGGGCATCAGTTTCTATAGGAATACGATTCGTCCTTGGATCAAAAAACTGGAAGCAGAGTTCAATCAAAAGTTGTGGCAGGAGTCGGAGAAGAGCAGGTTCTATCTGGAGTTTGATCCCGCCAGCTTACTGCGTGGCGACCAAAAATCAGAAGACGAATCTTTCCGAACTGGTTCACAATGGGGCTGGTGGAGTATCAATGAAATCAGACAGAAGAAGAACCTGCCTCCCATTGAAAATGGCGATTTGCATTATCGACCGCTCAACTATGCTCCCATCGAGCAGGACAACTCTCCAATTGTCGAGTTGGAAAAAGACGACTCGACAATTGGAGAGACAGAGACGGACTCCGAGAATGATGATCGCTCCATTGATCTCTCTGAACTGATCGAAGACGCACACAAGCGAGTCCTCACCAAAGAAATTAAAGCGATCCAGAGAGCGGTGAAGAAGTACGAACCAGCCGAGTTTATCTCTTGGGCGAATGAGTTTTATGGTTCTCATGCCGAAACGGTTCGTTCCACGTTTTCACCAGTCATGCGAGCAAATGGAACCGTGGACCGCATAGATAATCTGGCACAAAAGCACTGCAACGACCATCTGCAACAACTATCACTTGCTTGCTGGACGGACGAACCACAGGCGGCAGTGGAGCATCTATTGAATACATGGAGACAAAATGGAAACAAGATTTGAAAAACGATCAGCCGAGGACAATTACGAAATCAGGAATGTGAAGGCTGAGGTTCGGACCAGTGAGTCAGGAAATACCATCGTCGGAACAATTCCCTTTAATGTGCTGTCTCAAGACTTCGGTGATTTTCGTGAGCGAATCATGCCTTCGGCTTTTCGGATGACGATGAATAGTGATGCAGAGGTCTGGAGTTATTTCCAGCATGATTCAGACAAAGTAATGGCTAGACGCTCCACGGGGACGTTGGGACTCACCCTGACTGAAGATGAGTTACAGATTGAAATTTCGCCCAGCAATACCACATGGAGTCGTGATGCACTTGAAGTAATTCGTCATGGCGATAGTGACGGATTTTCGTTCGGTTTTTGGCTAATCGAAGACAGATGGATCAAAGAGGATGATCAGATTGTACGTGAATTGATTTCCGTTGATCTAGGTGAAGTGTCAGTAGTTTATAATCCTGTCCTTCAACTACCGAGTTCGGATTTTGTCATCACTGATAGTGATGGAATTGTCTGTGATCAAGAAATCAGAGATCAGGACGACGATTTTTATTGGGTGTTTTTCAAGGTTTCTTTGTCATCCACCTCTGACAATCAGTTTTATGTTTACTTTGGTGGTGAGTGATGGTTTGTTTTCCTTGTAATTCAATTGATGAAATCAGTTCTGGCGGCATGTCTGGTGGTGGAGCAGCACTTGTCTCAATCGACACAAGAGAAGGTGGAGCCTCTGTAAGTGGCTCAGCAGTGGTCTCAGTAACAGGACAGGTTTGGGATGATTTTCATTTTGTACTTCCACTTGACGAAAGTGGGGATGGAACAACTGATGAATATCAGGACCGAACAAGACACAATCTGCATGGTACTGGTGGTGTTGGCGAAAACAGCCCCACACTTGATTTGGGAGTCTTCTGTCTCCCTTGTCAGCAGTTTGTATCTCGTGACTTCATCATAATCCCAGACGACAATCTGGACACATCAGATGGTTTTACAGTGTCGATGTGGCTCTTCATGGATAAAACATATGAAGAGCGTGCTTTTTTCACTCGTGGCGGTACGGCTGACGATTGGAATTTTACAATCGGACAAAGTTACCTGAATCACATCTGGGCAAGAATCAGATTAGTGGGAGACGAGGATGAGACTATCACTCATTACGCTTTTTCAGAACGTCTCCAATTGGATACGTGGTATCACGTATCAGCCACTTGGAATCCACAATCGAGTCTGACAGTCTCAGTAAATGGCGTTCTTCATGCCTCCACTGAGACACCACAGACTCACATGGTGTCATCAAGTGGAAATGGTGGATATATCGGTCGCAAACAGGCACTCAGCCTCACTGGACGATTACAGGAGATAAGATTGCAGCCAGTTCGTAATAGCGCTTGGCTGGAAGCCGAGTATTACAATTTTTGTAATGCTGGATTTGTGATTTTTGGTGGTCAGGAAGAGGCAATCTTTGTGTAAATTCTTATCTAAGAGCTTTGAATTGAGTCATTCCAAGTGATTTCCCATTTTCTGAAAAGCTCAACCACACATCGTTACCATTGGTGCTTGTTCCAGATATGACACGAGAAGCTTGTGAAGGATTTTCAAAGTAATAAGTAGTCATAAGTCGATTGTTTGCAATAGTGCCATCTTCTTCGAGTTCTTTCCTTTTACGTTTGTATGTCTTCTCCAATGAAGTATTCACATTTCCAACAATTGCTCCTTCAATTACGCAGAATTCTTTTTCCATCCCATAATTAGCAATGCCAATTGCATCAACGTACTTATCATCTTTCCGCATCATCATGTAAAAAGCGCTTGCATAAAGGGCTTCCATGTTTCTGAAATCACCTTTATTTACAACAATGTATTTATCATCAATCGCTGTCACAACGTTGTGCATGTCGTTCTTTTGGCTTTCAAAATGCAAGAACTTTTTCCAGTCCGATTTTTTGATTACACAGTAATCAGTTCCCTCAACGTCACAATAATATGGTTCGACAATCTTGTAGTCATAAGGAAATGAAACAATTTCAGTAAGCATGAATATTGATTTCTGTAAGAAAATGGGATGTTTAAGGATCGTGCATTGTACAAACTCTCATGTTTACGAGAAACGAAATTTCTTAAAAATTCTCATCCCAAGATCATCCCCAAATCCCAATCTTTTCCCAAAAAAACGCCGAAATCCACGATCTTTTGGGAAAGATCGCATATAGGTGCAATATAGAAAAAATTTGCGTTATAAAAATAGATGAATTATAATCCGATAATCAAAGCATGGATGCGGCGATCAATCGGAATCATTTTTTGACGACCACCCCAATAAGCTGCATCCAAGCGGGGTGGTCGTCTTTTTTATTCTCGGGCAGGGCATAAAAAACCGCCGCAAGCATGTATAAGACTTGCGGCGGAGAGACTATATAATAGTCGAGGCGTATGATGTATATAGTAGAAACAAATCAGAATAAAATCAAGAAAAAATCAGAATCGAAGATTACAACTGATCTATCATGGAATCTGTTTGCTGGTGCTGGTGAGAAATTTCTTGGATTCAAATTTGCCGACCGTGATTTACAAGACGATGGCACTTGGGCAATTGTCAAAAAATCCAAGTGGGACGTAGACGAAAAAATGTGGGTGGCGAATTACGACCATCCTGAGTATTGGACAGTCCCAGAAAATCGCAATGTATGGCAGCACTCTGTGCTGCTCAAGCATTTGCAAGGAAAACATCGTGGAATCGTCGCCACATCAGACTCTGGTGTCTCTGATGTCCCATTTATTGCCGCTGATATTGACCGACACCACAATGAAAATGCGGAAAAGCATATAGAACGAGTTATTCGTGTTGGTCGTCAGTGTATTCTCATGTTTCCACATTTGCGGTGGCTCGTCGAGGTGAATCCGAATAATGGCTCAAGCAAAATCTACGGTTTTGGTCGCAAAGCCATAGGCATTTGCAAAGCCAGAATAATGGCAGAGAAACTTCATTCTGTTGTGGTCCAAATCACAGGGCAAAATACAGAAGTCTTTCCTCACAATATGCCTCAAATACTGCTTCCATTTCGACGTGACAAAATCACGATAATTGCTGGCGGTGAACTCAACAAGGTCGATAGATACAAGATAATCAACCGCAAGCGTGTTCCTTATATTACATATTCAATGTGTGAATTCCATGAGTGGTGGAGAGGGAGCCAGCAATATGATGAAAAAGCTTTGATTGAGACACTTGAAAAAGCCTGTGCTTGCCAAGTGATGTCTCCAATTGGAGACATTGCCATCACCAAATCTTTAAGTCTTGCCCAGCAGATGATGGAACAAGCCTATCGTGAGGCAATGGGCTTTACAAATTCTGACGATGTAGATGTTCAGGGCTTCGCCCTGAAATCTAGCGAACCCCCTACGGGGTCCGCAAATCGTATTTCAAAGCCTAACGGCAGGCTGCCTAAAAATTCTTCCCAAATTCTTGATTCTATCCGCAAAAACCCAAACGCATTTGATCGCAAACGGGAGTTCTCATTGTGGCTTTCACGTCGGCTGCGACGTGTTCCCACAGTGGATGAAGTCCTTGATGCCTATAAAGAACACAAGATGTTTAATGGATTGTGGGAAGACAAAGAATTAAAACGTCGGGCTGATTTCAGAGCGATTCTGCCTTATGTCGCCAAGTCATTTGATGCTTCAATGTGTGGTCATGACAAATCACAACGTCCTGAACTGGATCAGAAAATCAATTTGTGGAAAGGTAGAGCAACTTCCACATTTGTTTGGCAGACAAAGTTTACAACCATAATCAATCAAAAACGAAAAGTTGATGAATATGGCACTGTCACATATTCCAATGGTAAGAAACGCAAAGTATGTGGTAAGAAATTGCCTCTTGTTATGGCGATTGTCGAACAAGTTCGAAGTGATAAGTCAGATGGCGGTATTCCGAGAGATTCAATACAGGGTTGGTGGGAAGATTTAGCAGATGAGGGAAAATTGCCGAAATGGTCAATTGACACTTGGCAAGCTTACCGTCAAATCCTTGTTCAGATTGGCTGGATTTGCGTGAATCATGACTATTCACATCGACAACACAAAGCCAAAACCTGCAAAATCACATATGGGAATGAGCCATTGGTGGGAACCATCTACACTTACCCATCTAATACATATAGTAACACCACCACATCTATAATAGTGGTGACGCATTCTTCACAGGAAAATCTGGCATCAGACAATGATTTGATTCCGAGACCACCTCCAATGGCACAACCACCACCCATCAGACGGTTTTTACCATCATTTGAAGAACAAATCTCTTGGAATTGAACAAGAGAAGCGTGAGAGATACGTTTGCTAAGGATGCGAAGCTTTGAACCACCATCGGTGTCCCGCCTTGGGGCGGGACACCCCTTGATCCGAAGGATCAAGCTGAATGGAAGAAGCATATCCTCAACGAGGATATAAATGAATGTCGAAAAAAGCCCCACTGCTTTTGACAGTGGAGCTTTCTCCAATTGGAGACAACTAACTGAAATCAACCACGATGCGAGTCACATCGTATTTCGCAGCCCAGTCAGCCAGCTTGTGGAGCAGCTTCACCTTGCTATCGGCATCGAGAACAAGCGTCAGATTGTTCTTTCGCTTCATACACTTTACGCCGAAATACTCAGCTGCATCCTTGAGTGGCTGTGCCAGATCAAAATTCTCATCTTCCTCAAAACGGATGGATAGCTTGGCACTGCATGGTTTATCTGGACTCGGAGAAGTCGATTCCCCGTCACCATCATCAGAACCACCATCGCCAGTAATTGCTTCAATCACTTCCTTGATGAGTTTGGCAGTGATCTTTCCATCCATCTTCTTTGATAGGGCGATCACTTCACCCCACACCTTGTTCTGCAATTCAGCATCCTTGAGCTTAGCCATCTCACGACTCTGACCTTCATTAGCCGGAAGAATGTTGTAGTGCCCTTCGGCGGATTTTTTCCCTGCCAGCATCGCCTCTGCACTCAGCCCGGACAAATTCAACAGCACAATACCAGCGTTGCGGTAACGTCCAGTTTCAGTGTCCGAGAAATCGAACCTGAAGGCACAGTAGGCGTGCAGAGATTTGTGAGGTCGGAACAGATCGCATTTATCAATCGTCACGATTGCCACACAGGTCCGAATGAACGCCTTCTGACCATCGACGATGATCGTTTCACATTCAGTGAGCAAGACCTGATCTTCTGGGGACAGGGCGTCCTTTTTGTTGTTAAGAGTTTCCGAAATGTGCTTAGTCATTTTTGGCTCTCCATCAGGAGTTGCCAGCAGTCAGTCTCACCCTCACATGGAGTAAGTCACTGCCGCTGGTGCCTTACTAGCAGGTATCCCGTCGAAATCATGTGTTCACTGCGTAGAAGGTTGAGTAGTGGTCAAAAATGATGATAAAGTGGTGAAAAATAATTCACGCAATAACGAAATGGTCAAAAATGCCAGAGTCAAATGAGAAGAGTGATTGGGAAAATGCAGCTTTGTACATGAACCGCTGGGCTCGAAATAATAAGGCAAACATATTCAGAGACAACTTGAGACGGTTGGCAATTAAGATGGAGTGCCCTGATGAAAACTCACTGGCAAAGCGTCTCTGCTGGATTCGGGAGAAAAAGAAATGGCTAAGACGATTGTGGAATGATGGTCTGCAACGCCCGAACGCTAAAACAGTAGATGACCTCACAAAACTGGCACGCTTTTTCGGTTTCTCGGACTTTGGACCGTTATGGGAGAATGATGTAAAGCTCCCGATTTCACCAAGAGGAATCACTGAAGTTCTGACATTGCTCAGAACTTGGGATTTCAACATTGCTGATGATTTTGTCAGACACCTTGACCATCGTTTTCCAGATCACCTCAAGACTAATCGGGAGATCTTACAAGAACGACTTATCAATGAGACTCCTGAAGAACTTGCTCATAGCCTGTTTAATCAATTCACGGGTCAAGAACCCCCGACTCCAGAACAAACAACTGTCATCGCTCAGGATATTGATAGGATTTTCAATGATATTTCAGATCAGCTTCAAACGCTCCTCGACCATCATCGCCGAATGCTATTGGCTCGTCTGTATTCCATAGAAAAATGATCACCATACCTACTAACTAAAGGTATGAAAGATCGCATCAAATCACTCAAAAGAATTCCAGCTTCAAAGCTGATTCCACATCCGCTCAATCACAGAACGCATCCAGACCACCAGAAACGAGTCCTGCAAGGCTTGCTTGATGATGTCGGCTGGGCAGATGCAGTCATCGTCCGTGAGACTCCAGAAGGTTATCAGATATTGGACGGTCATTTGCGTTCTGAGATGACCACTGGCAAGATTCCTTGCTTAGTCGTTGATCTCAGTGACGACGAAGCGAACCTCTTACTGGCTACCCACGATCATATCACTGGTATGGCTGGCACGGACCAGAGCAAACTCGATGACCTGCTCTCTGAACTGTCCTCAAAGAATGATGACGTGCAATCCCTGCTCGATGAACTTGCCACCAAAACCGAAGAATATCTGCTCGATGAAGGGCAAGAGTTTGACGAATCCTGTGCGGATAATGTCTCAACAGTCACTTGTCCACATTGTGGGGAGATTTTCCCACTATGAAAATTATCTCAACATTCTCAGGTTGTGGCGGATCATCTCTCGGTTACATGCAGGCAGGTGGAAAAGTATTGCTCGCTGTTGAGTACGACGATCACGCCGCCGCCTGTTATCGTGCCAATTTCCCAGATACACCTTTATATCATGGAGACATATCCAAACTCAATGGCGATGAAGCTCTCCAATTGTCGGGATTAAAAGTTGGTGAACTGGATATCCTGGATGGAAGTCCCCCATGTCAGGGTTTCAGTACCGCTGGCAAACGCATCTTTCACGATACACGCAATCAACTCTTCCACGAGTTTGTACGACTATTGAGACATCTGAAACCCAAAACCTTCGTTATGGAGAACGTTGCTGGACTCGTGAAAGGAAAAATGAAACTGATCTTTGTTGAGATCATGCGTGAGTTGAAAGCAAGTGGTTATCAGGTTAAAGCCAGATTGCTCAACACTGCCTGCTATGGAGTCCCTCAAGCCAGAAAGCGTCTCATCTTCATTGGTGTCAGAGATGACCTCAATATCGAACCATCCCATCCCAAGCCACGAGGACCAGTCGTGACCATCATGGAAGCCATCAAGGGTGCAGACACATCGGGCACACCATCTCTCAGTAAACGATACGCTGACATCTACCATCTAATTCCATGCGGTGGAAATGCAGGAGATGCTTGGGGGATTAAATCACATTTCTCTGATTGCGTCAGACCACGCCCGAACAAGCCATGTTGCACCTTACCAAAAATGCAGACTGGCACAGGTTTCGCCACCATCTGTCATCCTCACGAACCACGCTCATTATCGATCGGTGAAGCTAAACGGATTCAGACTTTTCCTGATGGCTTCATATTGCTTGGAAAGTTTGTGGATCAATGGGCACGGATTGGAAACTCAGTCCCACCGCTATTTATGAAACAGATTGCAAGTCATGTCCACACAACAGCTTTGGGCGGCAAGTAGAAAAACTCCTGAAATTTAGGGGTTTTCTTCTCGTTTTGACGCTGACGGACTCTCTCCAACTGTGCTTAATACGCACATGGCAATCAGTTGTTGATTGCTGACACAAACCCCAATAATTGGAGAAGAACAATGGCTGCACGAAAAACCGCTGTCAAGAAAACTGCGACACCAAAACCTGAGATCAAAAAGTCTGATGCGATTCGGGACTGGTTCAAGGCTAATCCCAATGGCACTGCGGTCCAGTGTCAGAAAGCACTCGCAGAGCAGGACATCACGATTGGAAGTGGTCACGCTCAGCAAATCCTGAACAAGATCAAAGGTGGTGGCAAGATTGATGTCAGCAAGATCAAACTTGCTTCTGAATTTGTCAGTGAATATGGAGACATCGATTCTGCTCTGGAAGCTATTGAAGGTGTTGGTGGCTTCATTCAAGCTTGTGGTAATCCTGCCAAAGCTAAGGCTGCTCTGGAAGCCTATCAGAGCGTGGCTGCTGCTCTGAAATAAATCATTCCTACCATTTTATCTTAATTTGCCCCGTCACATCGACGGGGCATTTCTCGTTTAAGGACACAACTAATCATGCTCAGTAAGCTCAACAAAAAAGCCGAGAAAACTTTTCGGGTTCTCCTCAGCGACATGAAACTTCATCAGTCACGCATCATCGACAACAGCGAGACTTTTATGAAGGTCCATGTTGAAGTGATTGGAAAACATCACAAGTCATACGTCGTCAGTGTGGCACACTACTTCATTCAAGAGGGAGATATGTGTTGCGACCCTGATATGACATTTATGGTAAATGACACGGGCGTCTATCCCCTGACATTCCAGCAGGCGATTCCTCCCATCTATCAGGAGGCTGCGAGAATCGAAGACGATGGTGTGAAGTACGCTGCCAAACTCCAGCGAGACCTCACACGATTTGCGAATGACTGGATGAGCAACATTCAGTCTCAGCAGTTCTGAGTTAAATTCGACAAATGGAGAGACGAAAGACATCACTGGTTTCAGTGGTGTCTTTTTTGATTTACCATCAAGCCTTTTGTTAAAAATAGCCTCGTTTTAAAACATCATCTTCAATAGGGTCTTCGATTGAAACCAATCCTGAAATTAGAGTTACTAATCTCTCAAAAACACTAACGTCGAATGGACTATTGTTTAAGAAATCAACGTACGATTGACGATTGCTTTTTCTTCCCAAAGCCTTACCGAACTTACTTCTTATATTTGAATTCATTCGTTTGGCACGACGTAATATCAGTACTTCGTCTATCGAAGTAGCCGCTGTGCTTTGCGGTGTCATATCTAACCACTCACACAACAAATAATATTTTGAACCTTTTAGGGATGACTTGACATCATTAGCAGTAGCAGAAGCCTCTTGAAACATAGTTTTGTCCAAATTAGTTTTGCACTCTGCTGCCACATAAGCAATATAGAAGTTTTTAGATTCGTATTGTTCAAACTTCGGCGAGTATGAAGTTTTCATGTATACACGACGAGCAACAGTAAAGTCTTGATCCTTAGTTCTAACATGAATTCCTCCACTTACCATGGCATCGTCAAGGGTTGATGTAAAATATAATGAGGAAAATGCTTTCTTTGGACCAAGAAATATTGAGTCATCATGAACATCTGAAAGTACACACTTTTGAATCAGGTGTGGGAGAAATTCTTCAATTACGCTATTATCAAGTTTTATTTGCCCCTTTTGTCTGTACAAGAAGTCATTGTCACTATCAAATATAATTTCTAAATCAAGGAACGAACGATACTGATTTAGTAGCATTACCATTTCCTGTACAATTTCCTCTGTATTTTTATCTTCATCAACTGCACTGAGTTCTACGACCCATTCCTTGTATCTTTTAATTGCCAGTTCGATTCGTGGAATGTCTTCTTTGGGTAACTTAGAGTTTTCCAAAGTTGCATTGAGCTTCTCAAGATGGGGTGTAGGAAGATGCTGCATTGAAATCATACAATTTCTATTAGTGCTTCAGATTGATTGAAAATGGGAGATTGCTGAGTTTCATTCACTCTGGAAATGGCATCGATAAGATCTGAGTGAGATTCTTTAGGAGAATATTCCAGTGCGTCTGAAAGAATTTGATTAGCCAGTTGGTGTGGACTAATAACAGGTGGTGAGATTCTCGTATTTGAAATGTGTAAAATATCTTCAAATATCCTAACGCCAAATCTATTAGTGAATGATCGAACTTGGCGACTCATAACCTTAAGCCCCAAGCATTCCTTGGTAAGCTTTATTATCATTTCCGCATTGAAAAAACGAGTTTTTCTGACATTGGATTCTCTTCCAACTACCACAATCATTCTTGCTCCGGGCTTGCATACACGGCATAGTTCATCAAGTACTGAGTTCATGTCTAGGCAATACTGAGTGACAGTTAGAAATCGATTCTGACGGTGTTTTCGATTTGCGCCAATCTCTGATTTGGCAACTTGGAGTAAATTCCAGCCCATTGCTTCCATTGAACGACGATATTTTTGGTGATAGTTGAATACATTTATGTAAGGGGGTGATGTTATGACTAAATCAACAGACTGGTTGCTTACCTCAAGCTTTCTAGCATCATTGTTAAATACATATATTTTACGCCGTGAGTATGGCAGTTCTGTCAATTGCTTCTTTAGTTTACTCCAACATGCAAATAAACGATCAATTTTAAGATCCGGTTTGTGAAAATCTAGCAGGAGAATCAAGGCATCGAATACAATTGCTTTTAGGTGTGAGTAAGAATCTGAATCAAGGTGTCCGTTCTTTCGGATCTCATTAGACAAGCACGCTAATTTATTTTTCACATCTTCAGAAGACGGAATTGCACTGGGATTCATGAATGTTGTAGGGAATGATGTTTCGAGTACGTCATGAATGTCATTCAATATTTCCTTTCTCCGCTGATGCCCCACATTTATAAGTTGATAAGCACTTGAAATTTTATAAGGAGCAGGATTTATGTCAGAGCCGATTGCTGTTAAGCCATGACGGGCACTCTCAACCAAAACAGTTCCACTCCCAGCAAATGGGTCAAGTATTATGTCTGTTGGCTTTGCATAAGCTTCAACTAATGAAGAGATCAATTGTGGAGAGAATTGACCATTCCAAGGGAAAAGGTTGCTACGAACTTTTTTATCTATGTCAAGCTTGGATTGGCTTAAAGTCGTTTTATCCAGTGGAATACTTTCGAGGTAATCCAGATTATTTTTCTTTGTGGTTCGAGTGGTCATCTTGTAATTCAAAATCTAAATAAATTTGCACTTAAGTAATTTAACGACTTGTAAGAAATGATTCCAGAATAAGAATTGCATCAAGTCTCCCAGAACGATCCCAGATTTCTCCAGATTGGAGTGATGGCAAATAAATCATCTTGGGCAACCGAGCATCCACGGATGATCTGGGGAATGAACGCTGGTCGAATTGATGGTCATTTTGACCGTGTCAAATTAGCCCACGGATTAGCCCACCATTTAGCCCTCGGAATTAGACCACAAGCCCATGCCATAAAGTGTTATGTGGCATGGGCTTGTGAATCGGGACGACAAGATTTGAACTTGCGACCTCTTGACCCCCAGTCAAGCGCGCTACCAGGCTGCGCTACGTCCCGTACAGTAAAACAAGCGGTTTTCTAATAAAAAGTTTCTATTGCCTGTTCCCTTTTCTTCCCTATACGATTTTGTTTAGGGAAGATAAAGGGAATTGTATCAAAAAGACTATTTGAGTCCAACGTCAAGGCAATAATGCTTTTGCACGATCACTTATTACGTTCTAAACCCTCGGCCTTTGACTGTGCGACCCTGGAAGGTTCTGCCGGTCCGGCGAGAATTTATCCGATAAATAAATGGTTCATTTGATGTTGATCGCACTTTCAATAGTTCATCGGCTTCCAAATCTCTGACTGAAACAGGCCTTAGTGGTGTGGACATATTTATTGGCAGTTGGTGATGTCATTCAGGGGCCCCGGAATGTTCTGGAAGGCCTTCACTGAACCTGCATTCAATGTCGCAGATTGTTTATCTTCGAGATGCTCCATCACCAGATATCCGGTTTTGCGTTCGACATGAGTCACCAGAAACCCGGTCCCTTTTTTGCCTTCGATCGTATCTGACTCCCAGTGCCCCAACCGGCTCCGGTTTTTCGCAGATCGAGGACGCTCCTCAATTGGTTTTCTTCCGAGGATGGTGTGGCGAGAATGGCCTGTTCCATAGCGATTACGACGTTTTTTGCGGGACTGACGCAACTGCAGAATGACGGTCCCCTCCCCGTTCTACACGCCGTTCGAACTACTTTGCGCGCGTATAAATCCATAACTCGTTGATTGGTAATGAATTACAATAGTTCGAGTCTCTAATGGTGCCCCCGTCACCTATTGACACTCTTTCGAACCT